GATATTATATACGAACCTTCTCTAACTCTGGCTAATATTAGAAAGGAATTAGACAAGAAAGTAGCAGTGCTAGAGCCTAAAGTAGTTATTGTAGATTATGTAAACCAAGTTAAAAGGGGTTTCAATAATAATCGTATGGGACAATACGACTGGACAGAGCAGATAGAAGTAAGTAAAGCATTGAAAGCCTTCGCACAAGATTATGGAGTTCTGGTTGTATCACCATACCAGATTGATGCTACTGGAGAGGCCAGGTTTGCAAAAGGTGTTCTTGACTCTCCTGATGCTGCTTTTACCCTTGAGTCCTCTAAGGATGAGGAAAATCCCTATATGAAGTTCATATGTACAAAGATGCGTAGTGGGGATGACAATGTTGAGTTTGCCTCAGAAATGAATTGGAACAGCCTAAAGATAGGCCCTAATTCTGTGATTATAACTGAAGATGGAGAGGATCAAGAAGAAAGTGATATTCATAAGGCACTACACGGATGAGTGAAGTAGAGCAGGTTTTAATTGAAAGGTCTCTTGAATACAGAGAGTCTGGACAAGACTTTCTAATAAAATGCCTTAATCCCGAACATGAAGATAGAAACCCCAGTATGCGTGTTGATAAGGTATTGGGTATATTTAATTGTTTCTCTTGCGGATACAAAGGAAGTCTTTTTAGACACTATAACATAGATATTAGTGAGTCCTCTCTAAAAAGGGAGAACTTGAAAAGAATTATGGCAAAACTAAGATCAGATAACTTTGGTCTTGAAATGCCAGAGGGGTTTATGCCTTATGTGGGTAACTGGAGAGGAATAAGTCCCAAAACTTACAAAAAGTTCAATGCTTTTGAACACGGTAAAAATGATTTTAAAAATAGAATAAATTTCCCTATAACTAATTCAGGGGGAAAGATAGTATGCTTTCAAGGTAGGGATTATACTATGACAGAGAGGGCCAAATACAAGTTTTGGCCTCCTAATGTTAGTCCTCCTCTATTCCCACAAGTAAAAACAATACAGAGCAGAATTATATTAGTAGAAGGATTATTCGATATGCTAAACCTGCATGATAAAGGTTTAGAAAATGCTGTATGTTGCTTTGGAGTAAACAAGTTTAGTCCTGAAAAGCTTGACTTGTTAAAAGTTTCTGGAGTTATGGGAATAGATGTCTTGTTTGATGGAGACAAGGCCGGAAAAGAGGCATCAGAAAAAGTAAAAGAAATATGTAAAGGATTCCCTGTTAGAGTGGTAAATCTAAAAAGTGGTGATCCTGGAGAGCTGTCACAGCCTCAAGTAAATAGTTTAAGAAAGAAGCTATATAATTCTTGACTTACTTATCGTTATCCTGTATAATATACATTCAAACTAAGGATATAGCATGAAAATAGCAATTGTAGAGTCTAAGCCCTCCAAAAATAACTATATAGAAGTTTTTGGAAATGCTTGGCCTTTTGACCGATTTTCTTTAGCCTCAGATGCTAGTCTGCAAAAAGTGCTAAAGAAAGATGTTGATATAAGTATGAATCCAGATGATTATGATTGGATTATTCTTGTTGGAGCCGAACCTTTAAAATACTACACCAAAGCAACCAAAGTTATGGACTATTCCGGAACCTTGGTAGATGGCAAGTTTCTGCCCCTAATTAACCCAGCAATGATTACTTTTAAGCCAGAGGTGAAAAGAGTATTAGAAACTGGTGTGGATAACATCAAACAATACATTTCTGGTAACAAGAAGAAGGCAGAAATTGGTGATAGCTTTATAGGTATTCAGGACGAGCAGGAAGCATATGATTATATACAAAAAGTTATTGATGATGAGTATGATTTCTTTGGGATTGACTCTGAGACTAGCGGATTATATCCTAGAAACGGATACATTCTGGGAATTAGTATCTGTGGTGCTCCTGATACTGGCGCTTATATTGATGCTGACGTAATTACAGAAAGAGTGGAAGAGAAGCTACAAGAGCTAATCAACCTGAAAAGACCTGTATTTCACAATGCTAAATTCGATATTCCTATGTTTGAGTACCATTTCAACATTACTATTCCTCAGTTTGAGGATACAATGCTTATGCATTATGTAATTGATGAGCGTCCTGGAACACATGGATTGAAGCAATTGGCTATGAAGTATACCGATTACGGTGACTACGAAAAGCCTATGTATGAGTGGATGGACGAGTATCGTAAGCAGCATGGAATTCGTAAGGATGACTTTAAGTGGGAGTGGATTCCATTTGATGTTATGCAGAACTATGCTGCTCTTGATGCTACTGTAACATTTATGATCTTTCAGAAGTTTGAAAAAGCTCTGAAACGTGGTAATGTTAAGTTGCTAAAAGTTTATAACGAGATACTTATTCCTGCTTGCAGATTTCTAATGAAGGTTCAGGATAATGGAGTTCCTTTTGATAAGGACAGGTTAGCTGCGGCACAAAGCCTTCTTACTGGTGATATACAGGAGATGACTGATAAGTTACTAGACATGAAAGAAGTAAAATCCTTTCTTGAAGCTAACGGAGAGTTTAACCCTAATAGTGTTATTCAGCTCCGTAAACTGTTCTTTGACTATCTTGGTCTTAGTCCCACTGGCATAAAGACAGACAAGGGTGCAGACTCTCTTGGCGCTGAGGCTTTGGATATGCTGTCTAAGGAACATGAAGTTCCTGCTATGATATTAAATATCCGAAAGGATACTAAGCTAAAGAATACTTATATTGATAAGATTATTCCTCAGCTTGACAGAGATAGCAGACTTAGAACTAACTTCAATCTTCACGGAACTGTTGCAGGTCGATTATCCTCTAGTGGTAAATTGAACATGCAACAGATACCTAGGGACAATGCAATTGTAAAAGGTTGTATAAAAGCTCCAGAAGGTCGTAAGATTGTAGCAATGGACTTAACTACTGCTGAGATATATGTTGCTGCTGTATTGTCTGGGGACAAGAAGCTGCAAGCAATCTTCAAAGCAGGAACTAACTTTCACTCTACTGTAGCTAAGGATGTATTCAACCTTGATTGCGAAGTAGAGGATGTGGATAAACTATATCCAGACTACAGACAGGCTACCAAAGCTGTAAACTTTGGTATTATTTATGGGGCGGGAGCACCTACAATTAGCACCCAAGTAAATAAAGATGGAGGTAATCTTACCGTTGGAGAAGCACAAGAAATCATTGACCAGTACTTCAGAAACTTTAGCACCCTTAAAAGATGGATTGACAGGAATAAAGCGGCCATTGCTCGTGATGCTCATGTCTATTCTCATTTTGGCAGGAAGCGAAGGCTACCTGATGTACAGTCTGATAACAAAGGGACTGTTGCCCACGCAATACGGTCCGGCCTCAATTTTATTGTCCAATCACCTGCCTCGGATGTAAATCTGATAGGTGCTATGGAAACACAACAAATTGTGGAAGCCGACGGACTAGATGCTAACATGTTTGCTTTGGTTCACGACTCGGTTCTTGCTGATGTTGCGGATGAGGATGTAGACGTATACTGTGAAATTTTACAAGAACGTATACAGATGGATCGTGGAATATCCATACCAGGTTTCCCCATTGGTTGCGACTTTGACATTGGCCAAGACTATGCTTTTGGCAAGTTTGAGAAGCAGTATGCTAATAGAATTAACGTATGATAAAATTCTAACTAAAGTAGAGTTCCCTGTGTATGCTCTTACCGGGGAACTGACTTACCGAGATGGTCTGCTAAAGTGTAATGATAAAGTAATAGACGACAGAAACCAAAAGCAATCAACTTTGGGTAGACGCCGTTTACACACTCCTCATAGGAAATATTTATTGAATATTATGTATGAGGATTTTACAGCATTAGTTAAGTCCAAGTATAAAAATTTTATAGATACTAAGGGTAACTGTTTTAGATACTTAAAAACTAAGTACGTCAATATAAAAAGCATAAAAATAAAAAATAAGGAATTTTTGGATTACTACTGTAGGTTGTGGCTATATGGCTACAATTCTCCATTTATTTTGAAGTCTGCCCCCTTGGGCAAGGAATGGGCTCATGTTATCATTGTAAACAATGAGCCTTGGCTTATATACGATTTCTCTGAGGATAAGTGTAAAAGCTATAGAAGGATGATTTAGTGCGTAAAAAGAAAATGAGCAATGACAAATTAAATTCTGCTAACTTAGAATTAATTGATATTGATCCTCTTACCCGAGGACAACTAAAGGTATTCGAGTCTGATAAGAATTTATTTCTTCATGGTTGTGCTGGTACTGGTAAAACATATATTTCAATGTATCTTGCCTTTGATGACATGATAAAAAAGAAATATAAAGATATTACCTTAGTAAGAAGTGCAGTTCCTACGAGGGAAATGGGCTTCCTTCCAGGCAATGAGGAAGAAAAGTCAAAAGTCTATGAGCAACCCTACATAGCAATATGTAGTGAGCTTTTTCATAGGGGTGACGCATATGGCATTCTTAAAAAGAACTATGCTGTAAAGTTTATTACTACTTCCCATGTTAGGGGAGTAACATTTCAAGATACTGTAGTGATTGTGGATGAGTGTCAGAATATGAGTTTTCATGAGTTAGACAGCCTAATAACAAGGGTGGGTAACAACTGTAGAATAATATTCTGTGGAGACTTTTTTCAGTCAGACTTAAAATCCAGCGGTATCAAGGAATTTATGGAAATTATAAAAGAAATGGATCAGTTTGATTTCGTAGATTTCGGAATAGATGATATAGTTCGTAGTAAGTTTGTAAAAGACTATCTAATAGCTAAGTATAAGAATGGGTAAAGCTATAATATCTAACAGGATTATGTTAAACGTTGAGCCTTCAGAGATAAATGGCTTTGACGAGAAACTTACCTATGAGATACCTTCTTATAGGGAGGACAAGCCGCCCACTATCATTAAAAATATGAAGAGGGTTAGGTCTGGTCTAATATCCATACCTGTTGGTAGGGTAGATCTAATACCCAAAGGCTATGAAATAGTTGATAAGAGAGTAACTATTCCTGTAGAGTTTCCAGAGTTTAAGTTCGATCTTAGGCAATCTCAACAAGATGTTTATGATAGAATTGATGACAACGCTGTAATTAACGCTTCTGTGTCTTGGGGTAAAACCTTCACAGCATTAGCTATTGCAGGTAAGTTGGGTCAAAAAACTCTTATAATAACTCATACTATTGCGCTAAGAACGCAGTGGGAAAAGGAAATAATAAAAGTTTTCGGAATACAGCCTGGAGTAATTGGTTCTGGGAGAAAGGAAATAGATAAGAATATTGTAGTTGGAAACGTTCAGACATTATATAAAGTCAAAGACGAGATAGCTACAAAGTTTGGTACTATAATTGTTGACGAATGTCATCATATTCCAGCCAATACATTCAATAAACTTGTTGATGCATCTTACGCAAGGTACAAAATAGGTTTGTCGGGCACTGTTGAACGAAAAGATGGTAGGCATATACTTATGCCCGATTATTTTGGGTATACTAGATTTACTCCGCCTCCAGAAAATTTCATGAAACCTAAAGTAGACATTATACAGTCTAAAATTCGTTTCATGGATGGTCGTGCTCCTTGGGCGTTACGGGTCAATGATCTTGTAGCTAACGAGGAGTATGGCAAAATAGTGGCGATGCTGGCAGCCATATACAAAAATAAAGGGCACAAAGTGCTCTTAGTCAGTGATAGAGTGAACTTTCTTAAACGCCTAAAACTAACTATTGGTAAGCACGCCGTAATTATTACTGGCGAAAATACTTTAGAAGAAAGAGAGGAAAGATTAGAGAAAGTAAAAGCAGGAGAAGTAGATATATTGCTAGGGACACAGAGTATATTCTCGGAAGGCATATCAGTAAATCCACTCTCCTGTCTCATTCTTGCAACCCCTGTAAATAATACGCCATTACTAACACAGTTAATAGGGCGTGTTGTTAGGGAATATCCGGGTAAAATACAGCCGGTTATTGTTGATGTAAACTTAAAGGGAAAGACGGCAAGTAAGCAAGCTGGAACAAGGCTGGCCCACTACCGTCAACAAGATTATCGTGTATCTTTTACAGACATATGATAAAAATATTTCTTGACATTTTAGGTGACACCCTGTATAATATACTCTTGACTTTGGGAAATCCTGCGTGCTTATTCGTTACGATTGGCAAAAAATACGGCTCTATGCTAAGAGCAATGCTAACCTTGTAATAAGGGTTATAGCTTATCAAACGTTTAATCTCACGCCAAAAAGCAAGTTCGATCCTATGTATGGGTTATCCTATACAGATTGGTCTGGGCAGAGCTTCTTAGTTCATCCTGAGCGACTTCTCGCTAACAGGCATGTTCATACCCCTCGTCATATAGCTCAGTATGTTGGCATAGCCAGCTACAGAAGCTACAACCATTATAAAATAACTAAACAAGCCGATCTTTCGGTATTGGGATGCCCAGTCTCAACTGAAAAGTTCGCAAACAATCCGCTTCTTGAAATTGTAGGTGATAGCATCCAGTTTCTTTATGAAGCATAAGCAAAAGGAAAAACTATGGCATTAGCATTTGGACAGATGAAAGAAGATACCGGCGGTAGTCGGGAGAAGCTAAACGAGCACAAGCCTCAATTCGGAGACAATCGTATCCGTATCTTCGGTGGTATTATTCCTCGTTATATTTACTGGGTAACTAACGCAGAAGGTCGCACTATGCCGGTAGAGTGTCTATCTTGGGATAGAGACCAACAGCGTTGGACTAACAGTGAGAAAGACTGGGTTAAGCACTACTATCCAGACCTCAAGTCAAAGTATGGCTATGTTATGCTTTGTGTTGAGAATGGTGAACTT